CGTTCCGGAAAATACTCAAGAGGAAAGTAAACCTGTATCGTTGGCTGAACTCCCGGAGATTATTTTCGAATTAAAAGCTATTCGTCAGATACAGGAGATATTTCTTGAGGCCTTCACTACCGGATTGGGGTCTGTCGAATCAACTATCGGGGATGCAATGTCACAAAGTAATGCAAACGTACCCGAGGCGAGCACACCTGAAAACAGGAGAATGATTGAGGAAGGGATTTACCTGAGAGACCGACGGGCAAGTTCAGTTGAGGACGTTGTGCCTGAAATGATATCCATGTTAAGAAACGCTGCCGGGCGTGACCGGGCAGACGTTGATTACAACCGAATGGCCGTAAATCATCTGGTGGCTATTGAGGCCAACACGCACGAAACGGTCAATGAACTCAAAAAGGCGGTGGCTGAGCTTACTGCCATAAACGGAAATACCAGACCTGTTTATAGTGGAATAGGATTGTAATGGCATATGCGCTGAACTCAATAGACTTAAGCACCTACGGTATTATCGAGGGGCGGATACGGGGCGGAAACGTGGCGTTACAGGGGCAGTATGACTTCCCCTCGAGGATTGGCGACGTATTGCATGAGTGGGGAGATGAAAATTACCCGGAGATTTACACCGATACGGATGAGATGTTTTGGGGTGGCCGTGACTTGACGTTTGAGGCTCATATTCCCGGAACTCGAAGCGCAATTTACGATGCGCTTGCCTCGTTTTATGCGGCGACTACCGCACCTTCCGGGCTTCAATCATTTGCTACACCCTATGGCACGTTCAATGTATATCCTAAAGCCATTGCGGTTACTCACGGTTTCGGGGCAACGTCATTAAAAGTAACGTTCCGGGAACCTGTGGTTGACCTGTCTGGCGGAAGTATTCCCGCTCCGGCTTCCGGGATGTTTAAGATTGACGGCATACCACTTACGGCCTTCGGATTATACTATTCAGGGGATAAAAGCCTATTCGGCTTACCGGAAATGCAGGGGCAGGAATTCACTAAAATTGAGGCTGAGGGCTTTCAGGTGGCGTACAGGAAATCGGCCAAGTTTGAACTTAATGGCTCTTTGATTTCTGATAGTGTTTCCGGATTTGAGTCGAACGTGAGAGGATTGTATGCAATTCTGGCGGCATCTGGGTTAAGAACCTTCAATCTCAATGAGCAGATTGAATTTACCGGGGCTGTCTTGAATGGCTTTAAGATTGAAAACCTGAATGTCGGCTCGTATGTAAGCGCAAACTTTAAATGTGATGTAACCCTAACTTCCATAACGCCGTGAATACCTTAACCATATACCGGGAAGGGTCGCCAGTTATAACGGTTGATATTGACGACAAAACCGTTTTTATCCAGAAGATAATGACCGAGCATCGAATTGCCTCGGAATTTTACTCTCGGTCTGTTTTGGACCTCCGGATTGGCGACTATATTACTCATAACCTCGAGAACTTTTATGTCAATCGCCTCCCGAGCATCACAAAACTGGATAATGCGACTTTCCAATACCGGGTTGATTTCGAAAGCGTCCTTTACGACTTGAATAAAAAGCTTTTCATAAGCACCGATGGACTGGCGGAGTACGGGCGCACGGGTAACGCCTCGGATTTTATAGGTGACATTGTTGCCAATATGAATGCTTCAGGCTTTGCCGGAGGCTGGACGGTTGGCACGGTTGATAGCACCGATGAGAAAACTCTGGTATTCTCAAATGAAAACTGCCGGAGCGCACTTATGAAGGTGGCAGAGGCTTTCGGGCTTGAGTTTTCTATAGCAAACAAGTCAATTTCAATGGTTGATAGCGTCGGTTCTATTACTGCTAATACGTTTGAATATGGCCGCAATAATGGGCTATACAGGCTGGTAAGGGAACAGGTCGCAGACCAGAATATAGTGACTAAGGTGTACGGATTTGGCTCGAGTATGAATATCCCATACACCTATAGGAACCGGGCTAAGCGGTTGGTGTTTGAGGAACGTTACTTGACCAAGAATACTGAGATTTACGGGGTTATTGAGGGGCAATATACCAATGATGACATTTACCCTAATCGGACAGGAAGCGTCACGGCTGTCAATATGGAGTTTGAGGGTGACGTATTCAATGTACGGGATAGTTACATTGAGGATTCGGCCATTACCGGCTTCGATATCAATGACTACGTTATTGCCGGGCTTGACCCGCTTATTGTATTCAAGTCAGGCGACCTTTCCGGGCAGGAGTTTGTGATATGGAAGTTCGACAACGCCACAAAGAGGATACATTTTAATCCTCAGTCAGACGAGGATGGATACACGACTCCTAATCCACTTAATGTTCCACAGGTCGGCGACCTATATACGTTGGTAAACATTGCGCTCCCGGAAAGCTACATTGCCGATGCGGAACTGGCTCTTAAGAACGCAACTCAGGCGTACCTCGACGAGAACTCCGTTCCAATGGTTGTTTACTCGGTCGAAATAGACCCGAAATACGCCAAGGCCAATGCAATGACCCTGCACGCAGGCGACCGGGTGACGGTTGTTGATACTCAGCTTGGGGTTGATAGTCTTATCCGGATATCGGAAATTACCTATCCGCTTACGAATATTTATAAGGTCAAGGCGACTATTGCAGACTTTGTTCCTTACACGCAACAGGAGCGCATTGTAAAAGCGGCGGTTTCGAATATTACTGAGACCCGGATAGTTGACCGGAGTGGGGATGAGCTTACCCGGAGATATACCATGCGCCAACGTCAATTAAAGGACTTGATTTTCGATACTGACGGGTATTTCGATGTAACCAATATCCGGCCGTTGTCAATAGAAACCCAGCATTTGGCCGTCGGAGTTGGTTCGCAGAACTTCCATCTCAACGGGGTCAGGATAATGGCCAACTACCTCGGCGACCCCAATAGAATTTACGTCAGCACCGGGCAGCTGGTACATCACGAATTTGAAATTGAGGGGCTGGGATACGAGTGGGTTATTGGCTCGGCACTTGACCAATCGGGACTTGACCCGGATACGGCATACTACCTTTATGCAAGGTGCGAAACCGATGCGCTGACGGGGACTTGGGTATTGAGCGCTTCCCATATCAAGTACAATGACGAGCCGGGATATTACAACTTCCTTTGCGGAATACTTTACACGGTCATTGACGGGGTGAGGGATTTTGACTTCACTTACGGGATGACCTACATAAACGGGCGGACAATAACGACAGGCCGTATCCAAACCGTCAACGAGATAAACTACATTGACCTCGATACCAATGCCTTCAATCTCGGAGGGACTGACGCCGGAATTGACTGGAACGTGACGGCTGCCGGGGTCTTGACTATCCGGGGAGCAGTTGTGCAAAGGGCAGTAGGCGAAACATTCCCGATAGTGGTATTCCGGGGAGCTTACAACCCGGTGACGGTTTACCACAATGGCGACGAGGTTATGTATAATAGTGTAATGTGGTTATATCACAACAACACACCCGCAGCCGGTATGCCAGTTATTGAAGGCGATTTTTGGACTCAGGTAGGGACGTCGGTAGCTGCGACCCAAAGCCCGATACCAGTATTTCGTGGGCAATGGAGCGCCGGAGTTGATTATTACGGAACGACCTCTCGGACTGACATAGTGTATTATCCGGATACTGGTTTGTATTACATTGCCAGAACAACCGCAGGAGACCCGTTCCGGGATGTTCTACCGACCGATACTGATTATTGGAGCAGCTTCGGGGCGAGCTTCAGCAGCGTGGCAACGGAAATTTTATTCGCAGAGTTCGGAGTAATTGAGAATGCGGCTATCAGATACTTTCGGGGAGTCCCGGTAACACTTGGAAGCCTTGACGGGTCGGTGGTGCACACGCAGGCGGCAGTCGCCGGGACAAATCGTATTGACCGGATTTTGATGATGGGGTCAAGCGGCTCGGCATTGATAAGTGTTGACGGCCATACACAAACCATAAATTATTATGGGGTTAGCATAGAGGAAACCTGTATGCATTTCGTTGAGCTTTTTGCTGACGGCTGGCTTGCTGATTACGGGATTGAGGTAACTTCCTTCAGCGACTTTCTGTATTTCGAGTTTACTTGGGGCGAGGACGCAACCGAGGCCGCTTCGGTGACGCCGATTTCCGGAACGCTTAATGGGGATGTTGACGACCCGGTGTATCAAGCCTATGTTTCTGGAACAAAGCAAATAGACACTATCACGCTTACGGGCGAGGGAGGAACGGCAGACATCCGTTGTAATATGGTAATACGCCGGGCGACCTATAGAACGGACCGGGAAGTGACGGCTTCTGATTTTGTCACTCTTTGGGGAGGGGAGTATGACGCCGAAAATGTAGTGTTGGCCGCAAGTGGGGAGAACATTGTTTGCACCTCAAAATATAAGGGCTATTCGTTTACGCTTGATACAGACATATGGAACGTGGCAACCTTGCATCGTGGCGGAATAGATATTGACGGGAATGACATTTACGAAAGCCATGAAAATAACGATAACTACGGGGTTGTCAGGATAAATTACCGAGGACACAATGGAGGCGGAGACTACTACAGGCATACAATCATAGGGACAGGGCGTAACGAGTCATTGGCAATATTCAGTCCAATAAGCAATCCCGGAGGGGCTAAGGCTGGTATTACCTTAAGGTACGGAGGCTTCGGGTTTCCCGCTATGACAACGGCGGCGAGGAATGCATATAATTTCTCAATAGGAACCGTGATTTACAACTCAGAGCTTCAGCAATTACAGATAAGGAAAGCAAGCGGTTGGTTTAATATCGTCACAATAGGGGCGTGATAAATGGGTATTGCAATAGGACATAGGGGCGGCGTTCCACTTAAGCCGGGTCACAGAAACGGGATAAAGTCCAGAGTCCGTTCTCAGGGCATTCCGTTTTACTCTCCGCTGCCTATTTATGTCCCCAACAAGTTTTTGTTCGCTTCGGTAATTATTCGGTTTAGTGCGCTTCCTCTGCTTAGTCAAATACCTATTCCTGACGGTCATGTTTCTGCAAATACGTTGGTTCGCTTTTCTCAAACAGGGGCATTAGGCTCGAGCTTCGAACCCGTCTTTACTCCCAGTATTGGACATTTGTATGGAAGTGCAACTCTATTCACTCAGGCGTATGGTGAAATATCCGGGGAACAAAGGCTTGCGGCAACGGCCTCGATAGGCTTCACAGCCTCAGCTACATCGGCAAATAATGTAGTGGCCGGGTTATTCGGCGCAGCCTCGCTTTGCACTATTACACCTTCAGGCAACCTTCAGGAGAAGGCTGCAGCTCCGGTCAATATTTCAGGCTCGGCATCTATTCAATTTAGTGTGACTGGCGAATTAATGTATCCACCTCCGGCTTACTTTGAGTTCCTTTCTTCAGGAACCGGATTAGGGTATATAAGATTAAACTTCATGTGTCGTAACGATACTCTAATTAGTGTTGACGGAAATGGAAAGTTATACACCAATTACTCGCCGGAAACCGGAGAAACTACCGAGGCCACCGCAGTTTCGGGCTCGAACTTCAGTAGGTATTTTAAAATTACTTCGGGCGTTTCGAGATTGAAGTTTCATAATGGGCATAACCTTGTAACGTGGGGAGACGTAAACACAACGGGCGGTGGTCGGGTGGGATTTAGTGCAAATGTCAGTAATGCACCTACGTTCAGGAATTTAATTGGGTATCACTCAGTTCCAAACCTCGAGACCTTCCATCATTCCGGACAGATAGCATTTGATTTGACCGGACTTCCTCAGTCAGTAAGGAGGTTCTCTATTGGGGGAACCGGGAGCAGTATTGCTGGAAACATAGCCGACCTTCCTTCCCAGATTCAGGTTGCAATGCTCTGGGATGGTAATACATTATTGACCGGTAATGTAAGCGAGCTTCCGAGTACGATAAAGGGGTTTGTAAAGTCAAATAATAACAAACTTTATGGCAATTTTATTACGGAGGGCTTGGAGTATGTCGCCGGCTATGGCGCAAGTCTTGTCAGTGGGTTTATAAGTGATTGGCCGACGACCCTAAAATCAATGGCTCAATCAACAGGGTTGTGGTACGGGGATATTAGCGATTTACCTTCCGGGATGACGAACTTATCATTGTCTACCGGGAGTTACATAGGAGGCAACTTGAGAGATTTGCCTGCGGGAATGCTAACACTCTTCCTACCCGGAAATAATACGGTTTATGGAGACCTTTTAAATATTCCGTCCTCGATGCAGCAGTTCACTCTGGGCGGTTCGAATAGCGTTTCCGGTGAAATCCCAACTATGCCATTGACAATGACCTCATTCACTTTACTTGGCAATAATACCGTTACCGGAAATTTACAGGCCTTCCGTGAGAGAATAACCCAGATAAATATTCAGGGCCACAATCAACTTACCGGAAGCTTATCTGATGCTCCTTCCGGGTGTTTTTCCCTGACCGTCAGGGGAGATAATCAAATTTCTGATTACACAGCAGGGCACAAATTCGCAAATACTATGTGGATGTTAGATTTCAATCCGGCATTGGGTTACGGGCTTGACTCTACCGAGGTTGATAACGTCCTCATAGATGCTAATAATTCACTCTGGTCATTTCCCCGCTTATTGAGACTTCAGGGAGGGAATGCTCCCCGCACTTCAGCTTCGGACTCTGCTGTTTCCGGGTTGATTGCAAAGGGCGTTACCTTATATCTTAATTCATGAATGTAATGTATTGAAAAATAAATAAAATGTATCTTTGGTATGATGAATCGGGATTTTCTTTTGCAAGTGCCTTACAACGGGCAAGAAAAATAACGAGACCATTGATACATGATTTTGAGATAATTATCTATTGTTTAACTTAAATCATTTACAATGAGTGCAAAAGACGGTTTCGAAACAGGTCTATTAACTCACATCTTCCAGAATTCGGCAGTATCGGGTATTGGCGACTCTGGTGGCCTTTTGCCTTCTTCAACCGCAGGCAACTTATACATTGCTCTCTATACGGTTGCGCCGACGGATAGCACACAGGGGACTGAGTGCGATTATGTGGGTTACGCAAGACAGGCAGTTCCACGCTCGGCGGCAGGATGGGCGATTTCAGGAAACAACATCAGCAACGCAGCGGCGATTACGTTTGGCCAGTGCTTATCGGGAGCAACCGATACGGCGGTGGCATTCACAATCAACAAAGGTGCGGCAACTGGTGTTGATGACGCTATCCTGTGGGGTGCGCTTTCGAAC